AGGTTCACCTTATAGCCCTGCAAACCCTGTATCCAATAACATTAAAGACATAGAAAACTTAACATATTTTGACAGAACAGCATGGTTAAGCTCATTAGCTGCTAGTGAATGGCATAAAGATGAGATGGACAAGTGCTGGGATAGATTAAAAGGACAATTAGATGGCATTTACAACTTATAGTAGCTTTGTAACTACAGTAGAAAGTTACTTAGCACGCACAGACTTGACAAGCGTCATACCTGACTTTATTCAGATGGCACAGTTAAGAATGACTCGTGATTTAAGAACAGAAAGAATGTTAAAAGTAGCTACAACTACTCCTACAGATAGCAAGGTAGCATTTCCTACTGACTTCTTAGAGTTAAGAGAAATGCACTTTCAGGGTAACCCACCTATTTTGTTAGAGTTTCAATCACCTGACTTGTTCTTCCGTAATGGTCAAACAACATTATCAGGTCGTTCACACTACTTTACAATGTTAGGCACAGAGTTCCAGTTTGCACCTACTCAAGATACAGATTACACCATTCAAATTTTATACTATGCTCAACCAACATTTATTTCTAGCACAATATCTAGTAACTTGTTCTTAGCATACTACCCAGACGCTTTACTTTACGCAACATTAGCAGAAGCAGAACCTTATTTAATGAACGACCCTAGAGTAACAACATGGTCAGCATTATATGATAGAGCAATTGCTAATATTAAAACAAGCGACTTAGGTCAGACATACGCATATACCACATTAAGTGTAACACCACGATAATTTAAAAAGGAAAAACATCATGGCAGAAATGAGCAACTTTTTAGAGAACGCACTTTTAAACGCTACTCTAAACGCAACAACATACACAGCACCTGCAACAGTATACGTATCACTATGGACTTCAGACCCTACAGACGCAGGTAGTGGTACAGAAGTTAGCACATCTGGTACTGGATATGCTAGAACAGCAGTATCATTTGCAACAGCATCTGGCACATCTGGTAACGTATTAAATGATGCAGACGTTACTTTTCCAACAGCAACAGCTTCATGGGGAACAGTAGGTTGGATTGGTATTAATGATGCCGCAACATCAGGTAACTTACTTTACCATACGGCATTGGATACATCTAAAACTATTGACTCTGGTGACATCTTTAAGATATCAACAGGCAACCTTTCAGTTACATTAGCTTAAGGATAATTCATGGCTCTCGTAGTCAAAGATAGGGTACAGGAAACAAGTACCACTACAGGCACAGGCACGTTTACGCTTGCTGGTGCAGTATCTGGCTTCCAATCATTCTCTGTTATTGGTAACGCTAATACTACTTACTATGCTATCGTAGGTGGTACTGAATGGGAAGTAGGTCTAGGCACTTATACATCTTCAGGTACTGCTTTATCTCGTGATACCATATTAGAGTCTAGTAATGGTGGCACAGCAGTAAACTTTAGTGCAGGCACAAAAAATGTGTTTGTAACTTATCCTGCTGAAAAAGGTATTTATTTAGACGCTAGTGGTAATGCTATTGCATTAGGAACTCCAGTATCAGTTACACTTACAAATGCTACAGGGCTTCCAATATCAACAGGCGTTTCTGGTTTAGGCACTAATGTAGCTACATTTTTAGCAACTCCTACCAGTGCTAACTTGGCAGCAGCTTTAACAGATGAAACTGGTACTGGTGCTAATGTATTTGCAACACTACCTACATTTGGTGCTACAGGTGTTAAGTTTAGTGGTTCTACATCAGGAACAACTACAGTATTATCAGGAGCAATTGCTGGTACTTCTGTACTTACGCTTCCTGTAGCTACAGATACTTTAGTAGGAAAAACAACAACAGATACGCTTACTAATAAAACACTTACTTCACCTACTTTAACTACACCAGTATTAGGTACTCCATCTTCAGGAACTTTAACAAGTTGTACAGGATTACCACTTACCACAGGTGTTACAGGAACTTTACCTGTTGCCAATGGAGGCACAGGAATTACAAGTTTAGGTGCAGGTGTTGCCACATTCTTAGGTACTCCGTCATCAGCTAATTTAGCATCAGCAGTTACAGACGAAACAGGTTCAGGTTCTTTGGTTTTTGCAACATCACCTACATTAGTCACTCCAGCATTAGGCACTCCATCTTCAGGCACTTTGACAAATTGTACATTCCCTACACTAAACCAAAACACAACTGGAAGTGCTGCAACAGTTACAGGTAACGCAACAGGAAGTACATTTGGATTTAACTCTGGTTATGGTTCTGTAGTTACAGCATACGGATGTCGTGCTTGGGTAAACTTTAATGGTACAGGCACAGTAGCTATTCGCAGTAGTGGCAATGTAACAAGTATTACAGATAATGGAACTGGTGATTACACAGTAAATTTTACTACATCTATAACTGATGTAAATTATGCTGTTACTGGAATGTCAAGAAGTACAAGTAGTAGTGGATATTTAATATATGGACATGCTACTTCAGGTAATGCTACAGGGTCTGTAAGAATTAGCACTTCAAGTACTACTGCTTTTGGTGACTCAGAAACAATTTCTATATCCATTTTTAGATAAGAGATAACTATGAACAAAAGAATTGTATATCAAAATGACGAGGGTGGAATTAGCATTATAGTTCCAGCAAAAGAATGTGGTTTAACCATAGAAGAAATTGCTTCTAAAGATGTACCACAAGGCAAAGAATACCATATTGTAGACGTATCAGATATCCCAGAAGATAGAACATTTAGGAACGCATGGACATGGCAATAATTATTGATATAAATAAAGCTAAAGACATTACTAAAGACAGACTTCGTGCTGAACGTAAACCTTTACTAGAAGCACAAGATGTAGCATTTCAACGTGCTTTAGAAACAAATGCAAACACATCTGCTATTGTGGCTGAAAAACAAAGACTTCGTGATATTACAAACATTGTAAATACTTTAAATACTGTAGAAGAATTAAAAGCATTTGATATTAATAATGTTTAAAATAACAAATAAACTATAAAGGGACTTAAATATGTTTGGGTTTAGTGCTTATTCACAAACACCATTTAGCTCTTTAGCAGAAGGTGGAATACAGTTTGGAAATGCAAGTATTACCGTTACTGCAACAGTTACAGTTACTACAAGTGGTGCATTAGTATTTGGTAGTGCAGTTATCAATGGATTTGCTACATTATCTGCTGTAGCTACTAAAACTACATTTGGTAATGCTTCTATTACAGGAACAGCTATAGTATCTGCTACTGGTGGCTCTATAGCATTATCTTCAGCAAGTATTACAGCAACAGGTACAGTAACAGCATTAGGCTCATTAGTTCGTACTGGCAATGCTTCTATTACAGCTAATGCAACAGTTACAGTTACTTATAACAGAATTAGACTAAATAATGGTTCTATTACAGGATTTTCTACAGTATCAGCACTTGGTGGATTAATAAATTCAGGTAATGCAAAAGTAAATGCTTTTGCTACAGTAACAGCAAGTGCAAAAGCTATATATTCAGCATTTGCTTATGTAGAAGGTGTAGGAACAGTTACCGCTAAAGGTACAAGACAAGGCGAAGGATGGACACCGGTAGTTCCAGGAACAGAAACATGGACACTAGTATCAGCAGGTTCAGAAACATGGTCTGCAATATCACCTTCTTTAGATACATGGTCAACAATTACAGCAGGAACAGAAACTTGGACTGACATTTCTCCAGGTACAGACATTTGGTTACGACAAGGATAAAAGATGGCAAAGACAAAAATTTCAGAATTTAGCACAACAGCAGCAGATAATACAGATATCACCAATATCAATATTGCTGAAGGTTGTTCACCAGCTAACTTAAACAACGCTGTTCGTAGCTTAATGGCATTACTAAAAGACCAACAAACAGGCTCTAGTGGTGACCCATTTACAGTAGCAGGTACATTAGTTTCTTCAGGCACAGTTGACATTACAGGCGCATTTAGACTAGACGGAACTGCCGGTGCTTCTGGTCAAGTATTGTTATCAGCAGGTGGAAGTAATACTCCTACATGGGGTTTTCCTATCCCTTCAGGTGTTATTGTCATGTGGTCAGGAACAATTGCGACTATTCCTAGTGGATGGTTATTATGTAATGGTTCTAATAGCAC